AAGGACGCATTCCGTGTCCTTGAGCAGAGACACACAGAGTTAAAGGAGAATAACAATGAGCCTACTTCCTAAAAAACCCTCACCGCCTAGCGTGCGGATGTCGGACTACACATGGCACTTCTATGGGGTGCCCGGTGTAGGGAAAACAACGCTAGCTAATCAGTTCCCAAGCCCTTTGTTTATCGCCACAGAAAGCGGGACTGAGGCGATGAATGCAGCAGCAGCGCCTGCCCGTAACTGGACAGAGTTAAAAGCTATCATCGAAGAGCTTGGTCAGATGAACCACAGCTACAAGACAGTCGTCTTAGACACTGCAGACATCGCGTACAACTTATGTGAGACGCATGTCTGTGAGGCTAATGGCTGGACTGATGTGGCTGACGGCGAGTGGGGTAGAGGGTGGAGAACCCTCAACAGAGAGTGGACGAACATGATCACCCAACTACGCATGCTCCCCATGTGTACGGTCCTTCTCGGTCACGAGAAGAGCGAGATGATTAAGGAGAAGCTTGGTTCAAAGATGGTTGAGACTGGGATGTTCCGTGTGACTACGGCGCTCCCTAGTACAGCAAGACAGACTCTCCACTCTGCAGTGGACTTCATCGTGAGGTGTGAGTTCACTCCAGACAACGAGAGGATTCTCCGCACTCAACCAGTGGAGAACAAGCGAGAGAGAGTGGAGGCAAAGGGGCGTGGGAGTAAAGATTCCACGTTGCCTGAGACAGTAGAGATGAGTTTTGAATCACTTTCCTCAGCGTTCAAGAAGACGCTTGGGAACAAGGAGAAGTAAAGATGGATATTGCAAACATGTTTGATAGCGCCTCGTCGGGGCAGACCAGCAACACCAGCACTGAAGAGCGCAAGATGGACACAGTTCCTGACGGCTCTTACAAAGCGGAGATTACTGACTTCAGTGTCTTCGTCAGTAAGAAGGGTGACTACTACGTTTCGTGGTGGTTCGAGGTGCTTGATGGGGCGAAGAAGGGTGCTCAACTGCAGCGCTTCACTGGGCTAGGGCCGAAGACCTTCAACTTTGTTAAAGGCACAGTCAAGACTGTCACGGGCACCGTGCCTCAGTGGTCTGACTTGTTCGCTGGTGGGCGCACTGGGCCTATCCGCAACGGCATCGTTGGTCGAGTGGTTCAGGTCAGCCAGAAGTCTAGGCAGAGCGGTGACCGTACCTTCGTCAACATCTACGTAGACAAGGTGCTGAACTCAGACGCTATCCCAGAGCCTCCTGCGTCAGCCTTCGATGAGGCAGATGTAGACGACCTATTCTAGAGACAGGTGCCCCACTCCTGATAGATAGGCTCGCACCTTCCTGGGGCACCACGTAGCAAGAGATTGCTCATGTTTGGGAGTTCAGGTCTATGCCTGCTGGTGGAGGAGAACGGAGCCCTGCTTAGAAGGGTCTCAAACCAGCACCTTTAACAACTAACTAGGAGATAACCATGACGCAATTTGTGCCAATAGATGGAGCGCTCAAGCTCCTTACTCTGATGAGGTATCAACGCCTCGACCCAGAGACAAGGCAGAGAATCAACAAGGCAATCAAAGATTTAACCAGAGCGCAGTTTGACCCTGAGTACAGGGCTTACTTGCACACCCCACTAGAGAGCAGGAGAAAGCAATGAGCAGCATCAAGCCAATGAGAGTCCACAAGAACGCAGTCATCCACTTCCTTCGTCACTACCCAGAGGACATGCCAAAGATTCTCCCTGAGTTTGACGGCACCCCAGACGAAGCCATCAAGTGGTTTGAAGAACAGCCTGGGACATGGCTAGTCGATGGTGTCTTTGTCGATAGCGAAGAAGGAGGTGCGTGATGATTGACCAAGACTACTCAGGCAAAGCCTTCTTCGTTCCTAACTCAGACACTTCTAAAGAAGCAGCTAAGAGCATAGAGAAGAAGGCTCCTACACTGAGACAGCAAGTGCATGAGTTCCTTAAGAAGCGTGGCTCCCTAGGAGCTACTGACTACGAGGCTGAGCAGTATCTCAAACTCTCTCATCAGACTGCGAGCGCTCGACGTAGAGAGCTTGTCCTCAAGGGACTAGCTAAAGACTCAGGGGCTCGACGGCTTACTGGCTCAGGGAGAAAGGCAACAGTCTGGATAGCCTGCGAGGAAGCCCCTCAGAGGCCGCACAAGGCTGTTAAGTGCTGCCCTCTATGTGGAGGCTCAGGCAAGGTCCGCGAGCCCTACCCTTTAGGCCCTCAGCCTGACTTGTTCCCAGGCAACTGGAACGAAGGAGAGGAGGGGAAGAAGCCATGAGTCTTAAGACAGCGGGAAGGTTGGAGGCAGAGGTGGATTATCTAAGAGACCTACTTCTTAAAGTGAGAAGGCAGAGCTTCTACTCTGGCTATTACTCTGGCTATAGAGACGGAAGAAGAGACCAGCACAACGGAGACAACGTCCTCCCTCCTGACCCAGAGGAGGCTTACGAGAGTCTTCTCAAGGACAAGGGCGAGGATGATGAGTGACCACTACCACCGCTATGGCCCTTGGCTGCTCCATAAGAGTGGGAAGCACAGTGACTTGCCTGACAAAGAGTTCATTCAAGCCTGTCGCTTCCCGCCCTTCTGGGTGCAGTCATGCGACTGTGGGTCTCAGCATTGGTACAGGGCTAGGAAGAAGCCTCTTGTCCGCATGAAGTTTAGAGAGATGTGGGGAGCCAGAGTCCTCTAATAGAAAACGCCAGCGTGGGGGGACGCTGACGCTTTCTACAGAGTGGGCTTGAGTGGGGGAAGCCGCTGCCTCTGCTATGTCGCAAAGATATTAACGTCAGGGTTTGTTCCACTGGGGGCTGTCCCCCCTTGCGGCACGCTAGACGCTGCAAACGTAATCGCCGTTGAGCACACAATCCCCTTGTCGATGTAGACGGTGAGGTCATCGCTGCTATCTGTAGGGATAACGATGTCAGCCACTTCGTCTGTCGCTGCTACCCCATCCCAGATAAGGATGTAGTTAGACCCTGCTCCTGCTGAGATGTGTATAGCGTTGACAGTGCCTGAGGTCCCGATGGCGTTGATCTTGCCATCCTCGTCTACCTCAGTGCCTCTAACGATATAGCTCTGAAGAGCAGGGGTATCGAACGGGGAAACTTTGTAGCCAGTAGCCATTAGCTTGGTGTCGCAAGGAACGTAATGTTTACATCGTTAGAAGGAGCTGTCGTTCCAGCCGTCCCCTTCGTTGTAAGCACAGCAGCGGCAATCCCCGTAGTGAACGGAGCGCCTGTGTCAAAGCTGTACTGAACCTTAACCCCAGCCGAAGCCTTTAGAACCATGGCGGGATGGTCAGTTCCGATGTTGGGAGTCCCCGTTGTGTTGTAACACTTGAGGTAGGAGTCGCGTGTGTTCAAGCTGTTATCAACAACGACCGCGAACACATCAGTTGCAGACGTTGTTACAGCCTGAGACGCAAGAGCCGCTCCCCCAGAGGGGAAGGACTGCGACATCGAGATAGCAGTCGATGCTACCTGCGGGTCGATAGTTGTTTTGTAGATGGTCACCGGCTTACACCCTTCTCTAGCCTAGCGATTCGTCGCTCGATTCTACGCCTAGCTGCAACAGCCATGCGAGGCCCACGCTCATCAAGTCTACGCTTGAGCTTCTCAGCAGTCTCCTTCTTTCGCTTCATGGAGCGCTCGATAGCTCTGTAAATTCCGATGGCTGCAAGACTAGCTAGGAAAAACCCAAAGAAGTCGAGCGCCTCGATTAGCTCGTTTGGAATCTCAATAGCGTTATCTAGGCGATACGCCATCTCTAAAGCGAGTCGGCTATCTCGCTGAATCTGGTTAAGACCTACAAGCTCTTCGCCAATATCCTCAGTGACATTGAGGAGGAGGCTCATCATCTGGTCATGGTTCTGACCTACGAATGCTGCTGCCTGCTTCTCATGCTCGCGTCGGCGTCGAGCTTTTCTCTCTAGTTCAAGCTTCTTCATCGCTGGCCTCCTTCACTTCCTCGATAACCTCAGCAGCCTTGCGGCCAGACTTGATTACCTCAGCAGTGTCGATAAGGCCTTGGGCACCAACCATCGAAAGCACCATCGTAACGATAGCGTTAAGAGATTCGTCGCTAAGGTCCAGCCCAGTAAGGCTAGTGCCAGCAACAATGGTTACCGCGAAGACAGTGAGAATTAGCTTTCGGCTGAGGAACTTTTCCATGTTCATCCTAAGTGCA